GTTTGGGTCTACGTCATGTTGACGGACAAGAGCATCGACGAACGCATCTGGGCGGCGCTGCATGAGAAGCGCGCCGTATCAGACATCGCATTGGAGGAACTGAAGAATGGCTAGCCTGAGTTGGCGCGCGCTGAACGCGCGCCTGCCTGACCTGACGGAAGCGCAGGTGCAGGAACTGCTGGATGAGGAAATGGTTGTCGGCCGCCGGCCGGTAATCGCCAAGCGCCTGCATCAACGCCTATCCGCGCTGCGGACGACGCGGGAGCGGGCGGAAATCATGGAAAGGGTATCGAAATGACGGATATTGCTGCAACGCTGGCCGAACGCGGGAGCCGCTACGGCTCATTTGCGGGGCACGCCAAGGTGACGCAGAACCTGAAGCGGACCATGAAAAACAGCGACAAATGGCATTTGCTGGACGACGATCAGAAGGAAGCGTTGGAGATGGTCGCGCACAAAATTGGGCGAATCCTCAACGGCGACCCCAACTACCATGATAGCTGGCATGACCTTGTAGGATACGCCCAATTGGTGGCTGATCGCCTACAGACTAAAGATAGTTAGCCAGAGCCGTAGCGGCAGCGGCCAGCACGACGAGAGCGATGGCTAAGGGCGTCTTCTTGCCCTTGGCCACGCTTTCCATCGGCAGGATGCGACCGACCGCTTCCTTAACGAATAGCTTCTTCAGGTTCATATCGTCCTCCTTACAACCAAGCAGCGAACTTCTTGGTTTTCAGTTTGCGGTCGTCGAGGCCATGCGTGCCCCCGTTGATCCGCTTGGTCAACGCGAGGATCGCGCTGTCGGTGACACCCTGATCGCAGATCGACCAAAGCTTGTTGCGGTCGAAGAACCACAGGGCGCTTTCGAAGCAGAGTTCCCCGGCCACAAGGTCCGGGTTTGCCAGCACATCTTCCTCGCGCCCGATGTATTTGCCGAACGCGCGGTAGTTGTCCTTGCCGGTAAGCTGGAGAGCGCCACGGCCACGATACTTCCAGCCGTCGCCTGAAGCCTCGTCGCCGTTGCCCATGCGGTTCGCGTACACACGGTTCGCGATGGCCTGAGGCTTGCGCTCATACTGACGCGCGAGCGCATCAGTTGGGAAGTACTTGCCGAAGATGCCGCGCAGGCCCTTCGCGCCGTAGTTCAGGTTTTCACTGAACGTCTTGAAGCCACCACTCTCGTGCGCCGTCTGGGCAAAGAAGTGGGCCGCACGGCTGGTCGACAGCTTATAGTGAGCCGCAGCCTTCTTAAACGTGCCCGGTCCAAACGCACCATCTGCCGTAACCCCGATTTTTTTCTGGAGTTCGATCATGCTCATTGTCCAGCACTCCGCCAGTCTGGAAAGTCATCCTGATCGACCACGCCGTCGCCATTGGCGTCGTAGCGCAGGTCGTTGCGGTACTTCTCCCACGGGGCCAGATCGTCATCGTCGTCATCTTCGACTTCGTTGTCTGCCAAAAGCGGCTCTTCGTGAGCGACAACCGGGCTTGATGCTACTGGCTGATCGACAACAGGCTCCGGAGCGTCGGGTTCAACCGGGGCGGGCGCTTCCGGGTCGCGCATGTTGGCGTTGAGGCTCAGGCCGCCAAGCAGCCCGACGAACGCGCCGATGATGGTCTGGAAGGCCGGGTTGACCATCTCAAGGATGGCAGCGCTGTCGATCAGTTCGTTCGGCATGAAGAGGCCAACGACCAGCGCCAGCACGACGACAAGGATGACCGCCGACAACGTGACGATGGCCACACGGACGACAAACTCAACGGTGTCGTTGATCCCCTCTTGCCTGCTTTCAAAGTTATTAAGGAAGCTCATTATCTTCTCCGTCGTGTTCTTCGGGCTTCTTCGGGTTGGTTGCGCCGCTGCCCTGCCCAGCCATCAAACCAGCCAATGCGCCGACAATGAACGTTGCGATTGGGTTAATCAACTTGAAGAACTCTGCGTCGTTTGGTGCCTGTCCGTCCATCGGCTGCGAAACGAAGATCAGGGAGTATAGCACAGTAGCCACGATAAACATGAGCGTCACCGACAGGACGACCCCGACGATGAAACGAAGCAGTTCTTCTGGCGACCACCCCTTAATCGACTTCACTTTTATCCTCATCTACCGTCACCAGATATTCCGTGCAGTACCCTGATGCTACGCACTTGGGCTTTTGGCACTCCTCTACATCCCAGTTGTCCGGGTCTTGGCAATCGTAGCGGTAGCGGTCTTTGCAGCCCGCAACGAGCGCGATAAACGCAAGGATAACCGCAGCACGCACCGCGTCACTTAAGCCCCAGCAGCGCCATCAGGATACCCAGCAGCAGCATGATGATCGTGCCGGCCACGGTCATGCCGAGGCTTTCGATGCGCTTCAGCCGAGCGCAGATACCGTCGTAGCGAAGTGCGCAGACTTCTTCGTGCGTGTTCAAGCGTGCTTCGGTCTGGTCGATGGTCGTCACAGGGGAACCCTTTTAGCGGGGCGATTTGCCGTTGAAGTAGTTGATGGTGCCGAGCGACATCAGCCGCGCGGCGTCAGGGTTTTTGGCCAGAAGGTTCGTCATAGTGTTGGCCGCCGACTGCGTGTCCAGCAGCCCCGCCGCCGCCTGCGGCGATGCAAGAGCCGGCGCCAGACGGCGCAGCACGTTTTCATACAGCTTGTTGGAATAGACCTGCTCCAACTGCTGCGCAGCGTTGCCGGCGCCGTAGACGCCAGCCTGCCCACCCAGCATCCGCGCGCCCGCCCGGTAGAGCAGGTTGGGGATGCCCGGTTCCATCGCTGCGCGGGTGCGCGTGCGGACCCCCGCGATGTTGGCTGCGCGGTCGGCTTCAGACAGGTTGCCAAGACCAAGGTTGGCCACGTCCTGCCCTGCCTGAATGTCACCGGCCAGCGCCTGCGCGCCGGGCAGCTTGCCCGCGGGCAGTTCTGCGGTGATGTCGAAATGACCCGGCCCGAAGAAGTTCGACACAAATTCGGGATTGTCGCCGCGCATTACCTTCGTCAGTTCCGCTTCAGGCAGGTCGGCCAGCGTCCGCGCGAAGTCGTCCTGTTCGATCTGGCGCCGCCCCTTGGCGAAGGTATCCATGTAGTCGGCCCATATATGGCCTGCGGGACCGCCGGCATCGCTGATCGCCGCCGAAATCATCGGCTTCACTTCCCCGATGATCTGCGCCGTATATTTCTGGAGCGACTTTGGATCGGTGGGGCCAAGCAAATCGGAAATGGCCGAACCCATGTTCTTCTGGAGTTCATACAGCCCGCCCGCGTCGATGATGCCGCCGAACTTGTTGGCACGGTTCTGCAAGTTGTCCGCGAACGCCGACAGAATTTTGAACCGGGCAGGGTTGACGAACTCAGCGTTTGCCGCCTCGTCGCGCAGACGACCAACAACCGACGACACGTCAAGCGGCTGGAAGCCCAGCGCGCGAATACTGGCCGCAGCTTCTTCTTTGTTGCGTGCCGCGTCCCCGAACTGCACCGACCGTTCGCCCGCAGCAGCGCCTTGGCTTTCAAGCCCCGCAACAATTTCCCGCTGGCGCGGTAGGGCCGCAGGCATACGAAGACCACTTTCCTTCAGCAGTGCAGCGTTACGGTCTGCTGCGGTCAAGAACCGCGCCGCCGTGCGGCTTTCACCCGCTGCCTGCCCGCGCAACGCCGCCGCTTCGCTCTCCATAGGCGCTATCACATTACGCCCGACTTCAGCGGCAGACAGCCCGGCTTCGCGCTTGGGCGCCGTGATACGGTCCAAACGCTGTTCGGCATTTTGCAGGCCGTACATTGCTTCAGTCTGCGTTTCACCCCCGCGCAGGGCTTCACGTCCAGCGGCGAGGCTCTGGCCGCGCGCTTCGGCCGACCGCAGCAGCGGTGCGCCGGCTGCGCTGCGGGTAACGTCTTCCGTCGCCGCAGCCAGTTCGGGGATAGTGATGCCGACCTTAGACAAGAACTGCGCCGTGTTGGCCTTCACGTCGTCGGTGGCGGTTGCCAGCGCCGCGCGCACTTCGTCGGCGCGTTCGCTGACGAGGCGGCGCAGAATTTCCCCTGCCTTCACGTTGCCCATGCGGCGGGACAGCAGGTCATAGGTCCAGCCCAGCCCGTGCCGACCGATTGCGCCGACGATGGGGAGGGCCGCGCCCGTTTCCGCCGCGTCTATGATATCCTGATCGGTCAACGCAGCCTGCGCCGCGCCAGCTGCGCCGCCGCCGACCGCGCGCAGAGCCATACGCGCCGCGCGCGTCGGCGCCTGCACACCGATACCGCCGGTCTGGACCGCGCGGCCTGCTGCTTGCAGCGCCCGTGCGGCGGTGGGCGCCTTGGTGGCCAGCGCGCCACCCAGCCGGGCGATACCTGCGCCGCCGGCCGCGAGGAACGGCGCAGAAGCTGCGGCTTCCCCCGCGATCTGACCGCCGGTAAAATAGTTCGGATGCGCGGCGCGGTAAGGCGTCATGGCTTGCTCCGCCAGCCGCACATCGCGCTTGCCTTTGGCCACGCCTTCGGCCGCGCCCGGCACACCTGCGGCCGCCATACCTTCAACCAGCCATTCTGCGGGCTTGGCCAAGACATTCGCGGCGCCCGTCAGAAAACCTTTGGTAGCCGCGGCGATACGGCCCGGCCCCCGCGCTTCGGGATGCTTGCGCAGAACGGCCGCTTCCAGTTCCGCGTCGGTCGCCTCTTTCGACCCCTTCGGCAGCGTTACGTAATACGCCTTGCCGTTGGGCATTTCGACTTTGTATTTGGGCATCAGTCAGCCACCTTCGTTACGCGGACACCGCTGCTGGCGCGGCCGGCAGAAGCGGTCGGGGCGCTGCCGAACGTCGCGGCTTTGCCGAACAGGTTCTGCAACTGGTTCAGCGAAGCGTCCAATTCCGGCGTCCATGCGTTGCCCGCGCGCACCTTGGCGTCACGAATGAACTGGATGACGCCCAGCATCTTCTGCTGACGAGTGCGCGGCGTGTCCTGAATAGTCGGAAAATAGGACTTCCGATAGCTGTTCATCTGCGTCTCGCTGACGCCTGCGCCCGTATTGATGAACGTGACGCCGGCCAGAATTTTTTCCAGCGCCGAGTTGAACCGCTGCCGCGCGCCGCTCTGCATCCACTGCGCGGCTTCGCTGCCGTAGAAGGGGATCATCCCCGCAGCGTATTCGCCGCCGCCGGGCGCCATAGCCGACGCGTCTTCCTGCACCGCAGCCGCCAATTCCCGCGACGCAGACAGCATATTGCGGACGTTCGACGCGATCTTGCGTTCGTCTTCGGTCGTCGGCCCGGTCTTGGGCGGCGTCGTGGGGCCGAATGGCTGGCCCATCTGGACACCCCCGCCACTGCCACCGCTTTCGACTTTGGCGATTTCCGTCCGCGCCTGCGACCACGGCACATTAGAATACGCGCCTGCGGCGTTGCTGGGCATACCCGCCCACACGGTATGCAAGTCGCCGTGCTTGGCGTCTTCGTAGATGGCTTCGGCCAGCTTGTCCTGATTTTCGGCGCTGAACGGAACCGCCTGCCAATTCTGGCCGAACACCTGCGGCGCGTATTTCTTCAGCGTGCCGTAGGTGATCTGATAGGTTCCGACGGCGCCGGTTCCCTTGTCCGCGCCCGCGCCGACCTTACCGCGCGTCGCGGGTATCAGCGTATCGCGCTGGAACTGCTGAACGGCGCTCATAGGCATAGTGGACAGCGGGACCGGCGGCGAACCGTATTTGCCGTTGCCGTAGACCACATCCGCCCCGCCGGTCGGGGTGGGAGCGCCCGTGCCGCCTGCGGGCATAGTCTTGGGCATGGGGATGATCTGGCCGTTGGCGTCCTTGACGTAGGTAATGCCCTGCGGCGCTTCAGCGCGAGAGCCTGCAACTTCGGCCGCACCACCGCCGCCGCCGGCATACATCGGCATGGCGTTCGTCCACGTCTGTTCGCCATTGGTCTGATTTTCAAAGTGCTGCGAAAGCTGGTCGGATGCCTTCATAGTCTGGAACAGCGTGCGTTTGCGCCAGTCCTCAAACTGCGCCGGATCGGACGGCAGCGACGACAGTTCTTGATCCAGCGCCGCGCCCATATCGGGGAAATGCTCCCGCAGGATGCCGGCCACCGCCTGCACTTCCTGCGCGTTGCGGACGTTCGATAGCGCCGTAGCCGACGTGGACAGAAAGTCCGTCACGTATTTCAGCCGTTCATTGCCGGCTTCCGCGGATGCCTTCGCCATCGCAGGCGTGTGGAGCGCGGCCTTGCGTGCTTCCTCGTTGGCCGCGAAGTCCATACCCTGCTGGGCCTGCTGCGCCTGCCGCTGGGCCGCCGCCTGCTGCGTCATCATGTTCATCAGGGCCGCGTTCTGCTGGACCATATTACCCAGCCCGCCGGTCTGCGGTGCGCGGGCCTGAAGCGCGATCATCTGGTTAGCCATAGCTTCACTGACCCCAATTCGTAATGGACCAATCCGCGCCGCCTGCGCCACCGCTGCCCCCCATATTGTTCATATAGTTCGACTGTGCCTGAAGCATCGGAATTTGCGACACCATCTGGCCGGCGTTGGCCAGCGCGCCGCCAAGCGCATTGGCGCCGCCGACGTAGCCCGACGCGCGCGCGGCGCCGGCATTGTAGATATTCGTGGCTTGGTTCTGCCCGGCCTGCCCGGCAACGCCGGTCATGGTGTTCGTCGCGGACTGGCCTGCACCCATCATCGACTGAAGCGGGTTAAGCTGGTTGGAACGGTTCACCTGATAGCGGTTGAAGGCGTTGGAATACTCTTGGCTGGCCAAGTCCTGCCCGAACCGCTGGATGCCCTTCATCGCGCTGCCCGACATCAGGCCACCGCGCGCGGCTGCGCTGCGCTCCAGTGCCTTCATGCCTTCAGCCTGCCGGAAGGCGTAGCCGGGATCGGCTTCAAAGTCGGCCGTGCCGAAGTCCTTGGCATACTTGCCGTAATCGCCGGCCGCGGCATTGCCGCCAAGACCCAGCAATTCCATGATGCGGTTCTGCGCAGTGACGCCGCCTTGGCGGAATGGCTCTTGCAGAGCCATCTGCTTGTTGAACATCCGTTCCTGCGCGGCGTTCGCATTTTCGGCTGCGGCGGCCTGCGCGCGCGCGGCCTTCTTGGCGCCGCCGGATGCAATCAGGCCGCCGCCGATGGAGGCGACTGCGCCGATACCTGCCGCTGCTGCCAAACCCATGTTACTTCTCCGTCAACTGCATACGGTAAACTTGGCCGTGATCCAGCGCGCCCAGACGCTTGTATAGCACGGAAAGTCGGGGGCCGGAACCCCGTTGGCCGGCCTCGAAAAACACTTCATTGACGCCGCGATCCTTCAGCGCCTTCAGCGCCGCGCGCTGCAATTTCAGGCCCAGACCGGGAAATTCCGGCGCCGCATAGAACGTTGTGTGCGTGGCCGTGGTCAGGTCTTGGGCCACCAGCGACGGGGCAACCAAGGTCATCAGATAGCCGAACATCCGGCCGTTGCAGCGCGCGGTCATAATCTGCATCGCGTCGGCGTCGTGAATGCGGCGCATCAGGTCGATGTTCTTGTTCTGCCAGTTGCCCGGCGTCTCGCCTACAGTCACCAGATGATCGTCGAACAGCTTCTCCGCGCCGGCCAGCCAAGCGTCGAAGGTTTCAGTCTGAAACGTGATGCCGTCCGGTTCGACCGGCTCACGCAGCGCCATCGCCGCAAGGGTCTGGTGCTTCGCGATGGCTGCCAGCTTGTCCAGCGCCGGCTGGTAGGCTTGGAAGTAGCGCATCAGCGCCGGCATATTGATCTGGATGTTCGTCTGCGCGGTCTGCGCCCAATGGTCATGGTCGTGCGGGTAGGGAAGGCAATGCTCGAATACCGCCGCGCAGGTCGCTTCGTCATTCAGGTCGTGGAAGCCCACTTCCAGAACATTCGGCATCCGCGCGACAACCTGATCCAGTTTGCGGTCCAGCTTCTGCATCAGGGGTTCGATCACGTCGCGGTCAAAGGCGATGCCGGGGATGCGCAGCAGGCTGTCCACCACTTCGCTGACCGGGCGGCGCACAACCAAGATGCGCGCGCCGGGCGCGAAGCGGTCCAGCAGGCGCCACCAAGGGGCGCCAGCCGTTTCAGCCGTGCCGATGTTGGGCTGGGAGAACCACGCGGCCACGTCGTCCAGACTGCGCATGTGACGCAGTTCTTCGTGACCGCAGACCCAATCCCCGTAGGTCAGAAAATCGGACAGCCAAGCTGACCGGGACCGCGGCAGGGACAGGACGACGAAAGGCGGCATCAGCTAATTTCACGACCAGACGCGCGCAGGTTCACCGCAGCAGCGGCCGACGCCAGCGTCGAAACGAACCCGCTGGGAGGCAGGATATGGCCGACGATTTCAGGGAAGGTGTACGTCTCGCCGGCCTGAAGCGCGCGCGTCTTGACGATCAGGTTGCTGTTGCCGGTGGCCTCGCCGCCAGTGACCAGATTGACGCTGACGTTTACCATGCTGCTGCTGAAGTTGGTCGCGGTGAACTTGTCGATGATGGTCGTCACGTTCGCGGCGACGTACTGCGTCGTCTGGGCGTTTTCCAGATTGCGGGCTGGGATAATGTTCTTGGCGATAATGGGCATCTGCCGATCCTATCAGGTTACGCCGTTGAGATAGAACACTTCGCTGCCGGTGCAAAGCACATTGGCGACGCCGTAAGCCGCCAGCGTGCGGTTGCCGGTCGTGGCCGTGCCGGCCAGCCGCAGCGTGGTGCCGGCGCCCTGCGTGATCGTGATGGCGCCCGCGCTGCTGTTGACGATCTGGAACCAATCGCCTGCGGTGAACACGCCCGATGGAATGGTAGCCGTCGCGCCGATGAACAGGTGCTTGCCCACGTCGGCTGCGGCCGCCGTCGTGTTGCTGCTCTGCGGTTCCTTGCGGTAGCCGATGGTGTAGCCGGTGCCGAGGCTATCGTTGACGGTGGACGCCGAAGCCAGACCAGTGATGGTCTTGTTGGTCAGGGTCTGCGTCGCGGTCAGGTACACGCCGTTGGTGACGGTGCCGGCGTTGCCCGACACGTCGCCGGTCAGGTTGAACGTCGCGGTGACGCCAGTAATGGTGCCGCCCGTGATGGTGACGTTGTTGGAGTTCTGGCTGGCAATCGTGCCGTAGGTGGAGATGTTATCGACCGACCATTGCAGAACGTCGTTCTCGTCCTTCAGGATGACCTTGTAGCTGGTCGCCGTCGCAAACCACAGATTGCATTCGCCGCGCGCGTCCAGAATGACCGGGTTGGTGTTCGGCGTCAGCGCCGACGCATCCGCGAACGTGGACAGCGGCGTGGTCGTGCCGGCAGCGTAGGTGTAGACCTTGCCGCCGACCAGCGGAGTGCCGTCAGCAGCGAAGAACTGGGCTTTGGGTTCGGGGGCAAGGACGGCCATGATGCAACCTCAGTTAATGTTGTCCGTGACCGTCAAAATGACGGATGGGATGCCGGGAACGGGCGCCGACGCAGTAGCGGCAAGTATCTGACAGCCTGTATCGTCAGTAGACCAAACCAGTTCAAAATAGTCGCCAGCGTTCATTTCTATCACAAAGTTCCACGCGGCGACAGACGCCGCGCTGCTACCGGCCAGCGTCACTTTGGTGGCCGAGTCGGCTGCATCGACGCCGTTGACGCGGTACCAGATGAACACGTTCTTGCTGCTGGCGCTGGCTTTCACAAGCTGAAGCGAGAACTGGAAGTTGTACGTCCCCAGCCGGTCCACGTAGACCCGCGATGTCGGGGTGCCGATGTAGACGCCCTTGACGATCTGCGTGGTATTTATCGTGATCGGGTATGCCGTGTTGATGACGGCAGCAGCCTGCGTCGTCGTGTCGTAGAACACGCCGTGACGCTTCTCGTTCATCTGCGGCGTGTACGCGGGGGCCAGTTCAGCGCCAAGGCCGGAACTGGCCGCAGAATCTGTCTGGCCGGCGCCCGCGATGTTGAACAGGTTGAAGAAGAACCGATACCACTCGCGCGACATCGCCCCCGTCGGGTCGGTCGTGACGGGGACGCGCGCGCCGGGGATGCGTGTCAGTTCGCTGTCAGGCATTGGTGCCGCTCAGGAGCAGTTCGGCGCCGGTCACATAGATGCGGGTGGGGTCGCTACCAGACACTTCATAGACCCGGTCGCGCAGCTTCAGCGTCATGCCCAGCCGGCGCCAGATGACGCGGGTGCCGGTCGCGCCGATCTTGCCCATAGACGCCCAATGCTCGTTCGACCACGTATGGCCGCCGTCGTCCGACCAGCGCAGCATGGCCTGCGGATCGCTGCCGATGCCAGTGTCGATGCCCACGCCCGTCTCGCATTCAAGCTGCAACGAATGCTGGGCCGTGCGGCGCAGGTTGTTCTGGCCGGTGGGCAGCGCGCGCCACGACCGCAGCCAACGCTGGGCGATGCCGTTGTCCGAAAAGACGTTCAGGTCCAAGGTATAGACGTTGCCGTTGGCGTAATCGCCTACGACGATGTTGCCTTGGAAGTTGCACTGGCAGTTGCTGCGATGGCGCGAGAACTGCCCGGTCGAACTGGACGGGTTGACGAAGGACGCGGTGTAGAACGACCCGGCGTCGAAGGCCGTCGGTTCAAATCCGCCTTCGGTGGCCGCGCGGGCGGTGTAGGACGACCGCTGGTGCCATGCGCCAGTGGACACGTCGTAGGCCCACGTCTCGTCCGCTTCAGGGAAGGAGATGACGTAGAAGGCGTGGCCGTCCTGCTGGTAGGTGTAGGCCACCGCGTCGGACATGTTGGTGTAGTTCTGGATGCGCCATTCGATAGCGTGCGTCGA